TAGCGACACTCTCCCCGTCATGCGCACAAAATAGCGTGACAACGCACCAGGGCCTATGTTATTTCTTGTCCTCATATAGGCCCAGTGGCCCGCAGGGCCACTACAACGCGACCAAAGGAGCGTCACATGCGAAGAAAGCGAATCCCCCGTAAGAAGTCAAAGCGCGATTTCACCCGCGGAGCGGTGAAGGTCAAAAAGCGCAATTTCACGTCCACCAATCCTCAACGCGGTGGAATCCGGCTCTGAGCCAAATGCCTTGCCATTTCCCCATCGAGGCATGGGTTGGCCGGAAGGCCTCCCCAGCGGGTAAACCCCTGCTCGTCTTCGATCACAGCAAGGCATCACCGGGCACAAAACGGCGTATCTCCTGCGGTATCTGTCAGGGATGCCGCCTCGAACGCTCGCGAGAATGGGCGTTACGCCTTCACTGCGAGTCGCTCGTATCTACAAGTGCCCACTTTCTGACCCTCACGTACTCTGATGACCACCTACCCGAACAGGGATCACTCGATCCCGAAGACTGGCGGCTCTTCCTGAAACGCCTACGCCGGGCCGAAGGTCCAGGTATCCGCTACTTCATGTGCGGGGAATACGGCGAGGATCAGAATCAACCTACCAGACTTGGTCGCCCACACTTCCATGCCATCGTATTCAACGGTGAGTTCGATCTGCTCGAACATGGGCGAAACCAACACGGACCCCTCTACATTTCCGAAAAGCTAGATGATTTATGGGGCAAAGGAATTGCCACAATCGACATAGCTACCCCTCGCACGATGGGTTACACCGCCCGGTATCTGATGAAAAAACAGGGCGGCAAAAAAGCCGAAGAACACTACATCAAAGCCGAACCAACAACCGGCGAAATCTATCCAGTGCTGCCGGAGTATTCCAGGCAAAGCACTCGACCGGGTATCGGTCGACGCTGGTTCGATCAGTACGGCATGGATTGCCGGAAAGGCTTTCTCATGTTCGACGGCAAAAAAACTCCAGTACCTCGCTACTTCCTCAAGCTGATGGAGCAACGCGACCCCGAAGTAGCGGAACAAATGAAAATTCAAAGAAAAAGAGCAATGCCGGATCTGGATGATCCGGAATTCGATACACCAAGGATGGTAGTTAAAAACGCGATAACTCAACGTCGCGTCCACAAACTGAAAAGGGTGAATCAATGAACTACAACGTATACACAATCTACGATAGGGCAGCAAAACACTACTTGCGGCCCACCTGTTACCAGAACGACGAGGTAGCGATACGCGCCTTCAAAACTCTCGTCCTCGATGCCACAGGGCAAATGGGAATGTTCCCCGAGGATTACTCACTCGTACTGATCGGGTCGTACGACGACGATATCGGCTGGATCGAAAGCCGCGATCACCAAACTGTAATCAGGGGCGACGCCCTAGTCACACCGAAGGAGTCCAAGGAATGAAGCACTCATTTTCTCAAGTACCACAGGCCGAGATCTCACGCTCGGCCTTCGACCGGTCCCACGGTCATAAAACCACACTCGGGGAAGCTGGCAGGCTCTACCCGATTCTCGTCGATGAGGTTCTACCCGGCGACACGTTCACCTGTAAAACGTCAGGGTTCGCTCGAATGGCGACCCCAATCTATCCGGTTATGGATAACCTCTACATGGACACCTTCTACTTCTTCGTGCCTGCCCGGCTTTGCTGGGACAACTGGCACAAGTTCATGGGTGAACAGGAATCCCCCGGCGACAGCACCGACTTCCAGGTACCGACGTACACAACCAGCGAAGTTTACGACGAGGACTGTATCGCCGATCACATGGGTATCCCCCCGGTAAACGGCATCACCGTAAACGCCCTACTGATCAGGGCGTACAACTGTATCTGGAACGAATGGTTCCGAGATCAGAACCTACAGGACCCACTCGAATGCCCCACCGATGACGGCCCCGATCCCCAATACCTCGCCCACGGCGTATGCGTCCGACGTGGCAAGCGGCACGATTATTTTTCGTCGGCTTTGCCCTGGCCCCAGAAAGGGGAAGACGTCGCCCTAAATCTCGGCGTCATCGAGGGCGACGGCAGTAACCCCGAATTCGATATTGCCAGCGTCAGCAACGAGATCGGCCTAAACACCGGCGGTGATTCCGACGGCGCAAAATGGGAGACTGCATCAGGTGCCGGCACTTGGACTCCCGCCGGCTGGTTCGATCCCCACCTCCAGAACACCGTTACCAGCATCAACGGCCTGCGTCAGGCCGCACTCGTTCAGCAAATGTTCGAACGTGATGCCAGGGGAGGTACACGCTACACTGAAATTGTTCGATCACATTTCGGAGTGGTATCACCGGATGCAAGACTGCAAAGGCCCGAATTCCTCGGAGGGGGATCAACCCCCATCAACATCAACCCAGTTGCCGCCACCGCCGAATCCGGAGGAACCGGCGAAGAACGCCCCTTGGGTGATCTCTCTGCAACGGCGACTGTTTCTTTCTCTGGTCACGGTTTCAATAAAAGCTTCGTGGAGCATGGCTACATTATCGGCCTCGTTAGCGTCCGGGCTGATCTCACCTACCAGAAAGGTATTGAGCGGATGTGGTCTCGGCAAGATCGCTTCGATTATTACTGGCCGGGTCTCGCTCACTTGGGAGAGCAGGAAATCCTCAACAAAGAAATCTACGCGGACGCCAGCGCCAACGATGACGCAGTCTTCGGCTACACCGAGAGATTCAACGAGTACCGCTACAAACCCTCCCAAATCACCGGAGCAATGAGATCTGACGCCACTACCTCTCTGGACCCGTGGCACCTCTCTCTCGACTACACGTCGTTACCCGAATTAAACGGCGAATGGATCAAGGATGATCCACCCGTTGAGCGGGTTATCGCCGTTCCTTCTGAGCCGCATTTCATTGCGGACTTCTATCACCAGTATCACTGTGCTCGCCCGATCCCCGTCTACGGCGTACCAGGTATACGGCGGTTTTAAGGTATGAGCTCTCTACTTAAAGCCGTACTACCCTCGGCCGCTTCGGCGGCCATATCCTTCCTCGGCGGCGAACGCAGGAATTCTGCTAATGAGGCACTATCAAAGCGTCAAATGGAATTTCAGGAACGGATGTCCAATACCGCGTATCAGCGCGCAATGGCGGATATGCGCGCCGCAGGACTCAATCCGATACTTGCTGGAAAGCTTGGCGGCGCTTCTACACCCGGCGGTTCAATGCCGGTTATTCACGATAGCATCACTCCCGCCATACAGACGGGGCTGGATGCACTACGCACCAGTGCGGACACGGATTTAAAGGAAGCACAAGCCGCACTCACCGACGCCAACACCGCATTGCGGGAAGCACTGCAACCCGGCGCCGAAGCTGTCAGCACCTTTGGTACAGAGCTAAAATCCATGCTTGAATCGGTGCTCAACATCATTGGGAAGGGCGACGAGAAATACAACGCGCTCCTTGAGAGAATGCAGTTATTTACTACTGACGCTTTCGACGCCCTAGCCCAGCAACGCAAAAAGATCGACGCCATCTGGCGTATTGCAACCGAGGGTATGTCGTATGACGACGTACAGAAGCTTCAACGCTGGCTATTCGAGGAATAGAAAATGTTCAACACCAAAGCACATAAGCGGCGCCGTGTCCCGGCCCGCGTTACTGGTCCAGGTCTCACCGAACAGCAACACAAGGACGAGGTAAAGGTCTCCAACATCTTGGCGAAGTACCGGAAGACCGGCGTTATGCCTCATGTACACCAGTACAAAGGTACGTACGCAAACTTCATCGGGCATCCCGATTTCGAAGAGGCGCAACGCGCCGTGGCAGCCGCCAACTCAATGTTCGAAACCCTCCCGGCGCGGGTACGCGCCAACTTCAACAACAACGCAGGGGAGTTCGTCCATTTCATGAACCAACAAGACAACCGAGAGGCGATCGTCGAGATGGGTCTCGACGTCTCACACCTGCCCGAACCTCCCCCGACGCCAGCGCCAGCACCAGCACCAGCACCAACACCAGGTGCAGGCGCGACA